AAACTCAACTTCAACAACACCATCTTTTTGATTGATAGAATTTAGAAGTTGCGGTTTATTAATTTTACGAAATGGTTTACCAAACAAACCAAAACACAACGCATCTAATATAGTAGACTTACCTGCACCATTCTGTCCGATAATTAGTGTGTTTGTTGATCTAGTAAAGTCAACTTCTGTAAAATAGTTTCCAGTTGAAAGAAAATTCTTCCATCTGCATTTTTCAAATATTATCATTCGTTCTCAGTGTTTAGTGCCTCAACGTATAGTTCACGCATAATACTTTTGAGTTTATCGTTATCGATATTTTCTGGTGTGACAGCATCTATGTACTTGTTTAAGATAGTCATAGTATCTTCAGCTTCATCAATAATATCATTTTCTGATTCTTCTGTCAAGTCAATAACATCTTCGGCAATGGTAATATCGATAGGGTTTGAATTGTATAGATTATTCATGAAGGTATCAAACAAAAATGGATTTGTTTTATTTACCACAACCACTTTGACGTATTTGTCTTTGTATACACTCAAATCTTTATTGCTAATTTCGGTAATCGATTCTGTCTTATCATCATATATGATACGATGGAACATCACATTTGGATTTGGTACAAACTCTAGTTCACGATTGGATAAATCAAATAGATGAAAACCTCGGGTATCATTATAATCTTGCCATGTGAGTTCATATGGATTACCTAGATAGTATATACCATCAGCACTACTGCGATGGTGATAGTGACCACTGAATACCATATCAAAACGTTTGAACATACTACGATCTAATCCTTCATGAGAAGGCATACCACGATACATTGCAAATCCTGCAATTTCAAAGTGACCCATACAAATCTGTGCAGAAGTATTTTTTATTTCTGATAAACTGGTATCATAGTTATCTGCACATATCCATGGGATCATACAGATATCGTAATTGATATCTTCATAGTTTAAATGGATTGTTTGTGGTGAATCGATGACTGTAATATTTTCATATTCACGCAATAGCAATTCAACAGAGTTCACTTCATTCGTATTTTTAAAATACGTATCATGATTACCTGCCAGCATATACACTTGAATATTACGTTTTACTAATTCATCAAAGAACATTTCTTTTGTTCGTTTGAGTGAATAAAAATTCACATACTTTCTTCTATCAAAAGTATCGCCAAGAATAAGAACAGTATCAATACCCACTGCATCAATAGTAGGGAAAAAAGTATGTTCATAGAACTTTTGATAAAAATCTAAAAAATGTATTGAGTCATTCCGACTCCCAAAATGTTGGTCGGTGATTATTGCTACTTTCATTTCAAATACCTTCTTTCAAAATTTATACTTCATCATCCTCATCATCAAGAAACTTTTCAATACCAACAATTTTAGTTTTGGTATTTTCTTTTTTCTTCTTGCGTGATTCTTCATAATTTTCAATGAACTCTGATATATTATCATACAATTCAAATTGTCTAGTTTTACCATCTTCTGATTCTAACATCTCAAATTCATCAAGTATACCATATTGTTCGGTAGCCTTGTACTTCACATACATCTGCTTCTTTTCTTTTTGAATTCGCCTCAAGAAAGCATAATATATGATTTGAGTGAAATATGCAAATGGATTATTACTCTTTGCCGGATCAAAGTTTTCAAAGTACATTAAACAGTTTTCAATACCGTCGGCAATCATCTCATCACGATAAGTATAATTGATGAAGTTGGGTTTGTGAGATAGACCTTCTGCAATCTTCATAAAACACTCACCAATATAATTTGGTATCTGAGGTTTGATCTTACCTTCTTTTTTTGCAATGGCACAATCTTCTTTGTACTTGATTAACGAAGCAAGAAAATCGGCATTATTAACGTAGTGTTTTATTTTCATATATTATTCATGTTTACCATAATTTGTTGTTGACAGTTGCTTGACATATGTGTATATTGAGTATGTACCCTATAAAAGTATAAATCTAATGTATCTGATTTAGTATCTTAGCTTCTTCTACTTGTGATAGTAAGTCACCATCATCGTCGTCTAGTTCTTCATCTGATTCTAATAACGTCTCTACATTTAATGCCATATTAATATAATACGTAGTAAACTCATCACTTGGATGCATCACACTCAGGATATCAGTCTCAAAGACCTCAGTTTGATTTTGTGCTAATATAGTAACTGGTAACCACTGTTGCATATAAACAATATTTTTACCTAATTTTCTATCAGGAATAATTTTGACTTCCATTGGATTCTTCATAACAATTTTACCGTATTCACCTTCTGTTAATTCCGCAACCACATCTTCACCTGATTTAAAACGGACTATTTTAATTTCCTGTTGATACATTTTTGAGTCCTATCTTGTAAAGTTTATAATCGAACTTCTCATCATTATATATCTTTACTCTTTCGACAAAGTGTCTTAATGTAAAATTCATATATTTTCCTACTCTCATATCATCTGCTATATCATATAATGTTGCTTTTTCTTTTCCTTCAGATTGTCTTAAACCACGACCAATCGATTGTAGATTTCTCACTCTTGATTTTGAAGGACTTGCAAATATAATATTGTGCAAATTTTTAATATTGACTCCAGTAGAAAAAGTTCCATAACTAGCAACAATAATAGCATCTTGTTCACCTTCAGTTATTCTACGAACTTCTTCACGCATCTCGGCATCTACACCACCATGGATAAAAAAGACTTTTCTATCTTTGATGTTTTTGGCACCGGTAATTAGATCATACAGGATCTTACCATGCTTGTCAACATATTGATAAAGAATTAAGGTATTTGTACCAAGTGATAATGCTAAGTTCTTGATGAACTTATTCCTAGACTCATTGAGAACCAAATACTCTATTTCATCCTTATATTCTTTGCCTTTCATCTCTTTACATATTGCATCATCATGCTTTAGTACCAAACATTTGATCTCAAAGTCTGCAACCTTACCTGAATCGATTAATTTTCTGGTTGTAGTTACTTGCTCTACCGGACCAAATAAACCTTCTAAAACAAGTTTATGAGTCTTTGTGCCATCTAATGTTCCTGTTAATCCTATTCTATAACCAGCATTAATACAACTTGACATAATGGTAGTTAATGATTGTGCTTTAAATAGATGTGCTTCGTCACCAATAATAAAATCAAATTGCTCAAAGTATTCTTTGGGTAACTTATATAACGATTGCCATGTTGATATAGTCAAAGGTAAATCTGTTACTTTATCTTTACCTTGATATATTCGATGAGTATGTTCTGCAACGTTCCAACCATAATCTGCAAAGTCAGTATACAATTGCTCGACAAGTGATGTTGTCGGTACAATGATAAGACCTTTCTTGCAACGATAATCAATAAATTGTCTTACTAGTAGATATATGATGAGTGATTTACCAGATGCAGTTGGTGAAAGTAATACTGCTTTTTTGTTTCTTATGGCATGTACAAATGCGTCAACTTGATAGTCACGAACTTCTAATTTTAAATTTAATTCTTCAATAAACTTCTTTGCAAGATACACACTGAATTCTTCAGTTAAATCTGCTCTTGGTTCACCATATTCAAATTTATAATCACGTTCTATACAGAATTGTTCAATGTATGAAATGAGACCATGTGTAATTTGGTTATTTCGTAAATCTAAAAGACGAATCTTTCCATCCCATATACGATTGCGAAATGCTGGAGTAAATTGATGACCAGGAACTGTAAAAGTAAAGTATTCTGAAAGTTCTTGTGCAAGATGTCGTTCACAATGAACTTTTACATATGCTTCATTTACTTTGGTAATTAATATATCATTGTCCTGCAACAAATTTCTCCCAAGAGATATAATCACGCAATTGCCAAGTTCTTTGTTTTAACTCATTCATAATAGATTCAACTACCGCAACCACTTCTTCATGATATGCTTTCTTTTCGAGAAATTTAATTAAATCATTATCTGCTTCTAGATATGTAGACACATCAGATTTCAATGTAAATGCAAAAGGTAACCAACCGTGTTCTTGCAATTCTTCTTGAGACATCTTACCTGTATAGTATTCCCACTTGGTTTTACGCATACGCTGGTAATCAAATGTTGCCTTCTTGACAGCAATTCGATGTTTAGTTAGTATATTGAGATATTGACTGTGAAGTATTGGTATACGAATCAATTCTTTACTTGGTTCGGTTTGATCGATTTGAGAATCTTTTTCCCAATACTTTAATATTTGTTCTAAGTTTTCCATAATATAAACTCACAATAATGTTATATTCTTAGTATATCATAACGAATTGGATTTGTCAAGTGGCAACAAAATCATAGTAATCATACCTAAAAGTTACACTGGCAGTCATAATATCATCTGCCGAATTCTTTGTACTAAACTCTAATTCAGATAACGTATGTGGAAACATATTCTTGAATTCCACTTTGAATTTTGGATTGTTTAAATTCGAATATATCAACAATGTACCATCTGTATATTTTTCAGTTGTTGATAGTTGCGGAAAAGTTACTGGATCTGCCATACCACGAATCCAATTATGAATATCCAACCACGAACTTAAATCTTCACTTACCATAAAACGCACGGTAAACTCATCATACGTTATTTTTTGTCCAGGCCTAGCAAGATTTACGAATGGTGTTGTCTGCGGTAATTCATTAATACTCACACCAGGTATACTAACATCTTGACAAAAGAATGTCATATTCTTTATATTTGGAAATATTAACTGAAACTTTGTTGATTGCAACAAGTTGGTATTAACTGGTGTTCTTGCTATTGCTGTCATTTTGATTTCTCTAAAAGTGTATACTACTACTATTTATGAACCAAAAAAAGAGAGAGTATTTCTACTCTCTCTTTAAACGCACTCTTATTGGTGCTTCTTGTCCCGTGAGGGATATTACATCAAATTTTTCACTTGGAAAATTCTGTAATAAACGTTTGTACGTGGGTTCAACGCACCATTACCTTGTGTCAGACCTTGTGCAAATGGGTTTGCAACCATGCCGTAACGAGTCTTGAATCCAATTTTTGGTTGGAATGTAAACTGGTCAACAGCACGAACCATTTGGAGAGGAACGTATGGGCAATAGAACAGACCAGCGTCGTAAGGTGAAGTACCCTTATATCCGATAGTAACGAGTTCTTGATTGCTTGTGTAACCACCAAAGTATGGATCGATGTAAACTTTGATACGACCATGCAACAAACCAGCAAATGTATTACCAGTGTCGTCAACTTGCAGATCAGCAGACAGAGCAGGTGTATATTGCAGAACACCAGCCATAGCCATTGCAGAAGCAACGTCTGAAGAAACGATCAGAACGTTACCTTTTCCACGACGAGTTTGCTTGGCAATAACGTTAGCATCACGTTCGATTTGGAAAATCAGACCTTTGAAACGTTCAACTGACCAACGGCCATTCGAATCTGTATCTAAGTCAAAAGTACCAGCGTTAGTTGTACCGTACTGAGCACCTGCAACAGCAGTTGAATAGATGGTACGAATAACTTCACGGTTGATCTCAGCAAGAATTTCTGTAGAAAGAATGTTCGACAATTCTGTCTCAGCGTCAAGACCATGAATTGCTTTCAAGTCTTGTGCAAGTTCTAGTGAGTATTCTGCTTTTAACGCACGGCTTTGAGCAGTAACAGTTACTTTCTCGATAGAGAACGCCATTTGTTGGAATGGAGTAGTTGTATCGGAACCTAGGTTCTCAGCATCAGAAGTGTTTAGTCCAACACCAGTTGTGAATGCGTTAGCAGTCAATGAATTAACTGGGTTAGTGATTGTATCACCAGTTGTGCTGTTAGCAAAACCTTGCAATGGGTTACCACTATGATCGCTGGAACGTTGACCAGAGAAGATTGTGTTTGCTTCGTTGAAGAATGCTTCTGGGTTACCAGAACTTTGTCCAGTGTAACGAGCTCTCATTGCGAAAATAAGACCTGTAGGACCAGTCATTGGTTGAACACCAGCAACATCATAAGCGATCAGGTTAGGTAATGCACGGCGTACTAACGAAATCAAGATTGGGTCAAAGTTCTGAACACCACCTGCAACGTTAGTAGGACCACCTGTACCGTATGCAGTCTCATTCAGAGATTGTGCTTCGGATTGCATTGCCTGCTGCTGATTCTCAAGAATCATTGCGGTAACTGCTTTTTTGTATGGATCTTTAATGGCTGCGAGTTCTGGATGCTCTAGAACTGGGTTCCATTTTTTTTGTAGTTCTTCTGTCAAATACATTTAGTATTCTCCTATTTTTATTTGATTAATGTTTTAGAGATAGTTTTAGCATATACTTCCATCAATGGATCAGCAATTTTAGTTGCTTTTTCATCTTCGATTTCTACGCCTTCTTCCAAAGCAGACTTATTTGCTTGAACTATACCATTAGGGAAATATGATTCTCTAAGAGTCACTAGTTTATCGGCAAATTCTTCTTCAGTAGTGTATTCGACATTCTCTGCGAGTGCCTTCATTTTTTCTACTTGTGTCTGTGTGAGACCTTCACACACTGCGTGAACAGCCTCGAACTTCTTATGTTCATTCAATTCTTTTTTCATTTCAATTGAACGAGCAATTTCTTCGTTGAGTTTTGCTTCAAGTTCTTCAACTTGAGATGCCATTTCTTCAACAACGTCAACTTTATCTTCTGGTACATCGATATAGTTCTCTACGAACAGGTCACGCAAACCAGTAATGAAATCTTCAACGATCTCGGCACGTAGACCACTTTCAATTGCCAATTCGTTTTGTTTCATCCAGTTTTCAACAACATAGTTCAGGTAATCATCGATCTTAGTACCAAAATCTTCTTTTAGTTCATCTACAACTACTTCAAATTCAGAAATAATTTCTTCTTCGAGTTGCTCTTGAATTTCTGCAACACGGGAAAGAACTGCTGTTTCAAAAATTGTAGTTGCTTTTGTAACAAATTCTTCAGAAAGATTTTCACCAGAAAGAAGTGCATCCATATCTTCTTTCATCTTTTCTTTCAGAGCAGATTTTTTAACCATCTTTTTCATCATGGCTTTATCTTGCTTTTCATCTTCGTGTTCTTCTTCTTCTTTCATAGCAGATTTTTTAACCATCTTTTTCATCATGGCTTTATCTTGCTTTTCATCTTCATGTTTTTCGTTTTCTTCTTCTGCAACCATTTCTTCGTCATATTCTGTATCTTCGCCATATGAATCAAAATGAGCACCAGGATTTGGTTTCATTGTTTGCATAGCAAGTTTTGCTTTGATACGATCACGGATTGAAGAATAGTCAGTTGCTGGTTCTTGAACTGCATCATGCTCTGCACCTTCGTGTTCGCCAGGTTGACTTGATAATTTCTTCATTGGCTCTGATCCGACTGGAGGCGTTGCACCAGGTGGAGTTGCAGTTGGTGTGCCTTTTGTGTAATCTGGCAATTCATCATGTTCTTCTTCTGGTGAATCACCAATGTGACCCACATCATGTTGACCATAAGCAACTGATGTTGATAGTCTTGCAGGTTTATCTTGACCTGATTGCTTTGACGAAACTGATGCAGACAGAATTTCTTTAGCAGCTTCAGATAAATTGAACTTTTTAACCATTTTGTGTGTCTCCTAGGTTTTTATATTGGATATTTATAAATTATAATTTTTTGATAAAGTTCTCAAAGATGCTGAGACTTACTTGTTCGATCTCTTTACGAGATGCTTTACGAATTTGCGTTTTCGCCTGTTCGATGTGTTGTTCAGTCCATACACCGTTGACTAGCATCCATTCTTTGTTCTCCATGATGCCTTCTACAAAAGCACCAGGAGCAGATGGGTCTGCTACAATATCTGCCGCTGTGGCTAGATAGAAATCTCCTTGTACAACATTAACACCATTTTTATTTACTAAAGAACCCATACCTCTAGAAGATACACCTAGTTGTGCTCCACCGTCAATAAGATTTTTAACAATTTCACCATATGGTGTCTCAAGAATTTTTGCTTTGCCTATCCATTGTGTACCATCTTCTCTCAATCCTACGATTAGATGTGACACTCTTTCCAGATTAATGGTTGGTGTATCAGGATGACCTAGTTCACCAAAGGCACGATTTTTGTTAATATAGTTTTCTGAATATCTGGCAACTTCATTTTTCATCGTTTCATATTCATATAAACGACCGTTGCGGTTCTTCTTTTCTGATACCAAGAAAGGACCTTCGATATACATATTCTTCTTACCGTCTTTTTCTTCGGTAATGTATTGTACTGTTTCTGTTACTTCTTTAATGAGCTTCATCGGATTCCCATCGCCTTTCTTTTTCTTAAAGACATTCTTCTTTTACGCAATGACTGACTTAATTTAGCACGGCGTTTAAATTTTGATTTTCTTGCGGCCATCTTGCGATGCCTTCTTTCTAACGATGACATTCGAGTCAATTTACCACCTCGAATTGTATATCCTTTTACCGCAGAAAACTTTTTTCTTCTTTGTACTTTACCGCCACGAATACGAATACGAACCAATTTGGTTCTACCCATTCTCTGAACATTTGCTTCGTCTAGTTCTTCATAATATTCTTCATCATAATCACCATATTCTTCAAAAGCAATTTCTTGCTTGAGTTGCTGAGTTTTTTCTTCTATTATTTCAGCAACTCTTTTTTCTATCAACTCTTTTGCTATGTTCCAGTTTTCTGATAAGATAGCATCAACCAAGTTCATTATGGTTTTAATCCATATGGTGTGTAGTTGAATGCTGCTGGATCATTAAACTGACCACGCTGATAGTATTCATTTTCTTTACGCAATTCCATAACGATTGTGTAAGAACAATTTGCTGCATATGCTCTCGATGTAATACCAATATCACCAGTACATCCAGATGTTCCTTTTGCATTATTTGGAATTGTTACCCAATTACCAGCACCATCATATTCTGCATTCCCAGATAACATTGCAAGAGTAACTGGCGTATCTGCTCTCCAGTACAATTCTAAATCTCCACCTGCACCGTTATATGTATCATACCAAATACGATGTACTGTTAATCCATAATATGGTTTTGCAGTATTGCCAGTAATCAATAAATTATTGTTTGCGTCTAATGCACCATAAAATGAATTTGCTTTAATACGAGCAACATTTTCTTCTTGTCCAGAACCGTCAAACTTTCCTGTAAGTTTGATAATGACATGTTCTGTGGTATCTTTTAAGACTTGATATGTATATACATTTCCGGCCATTTTGTTTTCCTATCTAATTAACTTTTTTTAGCAAACTCTAAAACTTTATTAAAATACTCTGTGCTTACAGCAAGCATTTCTTCTATTTTCTTTTTGTTTTCTTCGTTTACTTTATTGTGCAATTCAATAATACTTTTTGCCATATCTGGTGTTACACCTATTTCAGTATTATCAGCAAATTCCACTAACGTGCTTTCTTTTATTGTTTTCAATGTATCAATAGCATTTTCTGCCGCAAATATGTTAGTAAACGGTACCGTCACATATTTATCCAATTTGTCAATGTAATACATTGCCACGTTTGTTCCGTCTGGAAATTGTCTAATAGATTTTCTATGCATAACCAACATTGCAGGAGGTGCATTTTTCATCTCCTGGTGTTTATCTTCTAGAAAATCTTTTAATCTTTTCATTCTTCTGGTTGTGCAATTAAATTCAGTGCAATTTCTTGTTTTCTTGCTTGAATGGCATATTCAACTTTTGCACTTAATGCTGCCTGAATAGCATCATTATATGCATTTGCATTATCATTAATTGCTGCTTCTATTGCGTTTTTAATATTTTCATCCATAGGATTCTCCTAATTATGTGTTATATTTATGTAATATTTTGCCTATGTGGCAAGATTTAAATCACCCTTGTTACTGTTACTCTTTGCTGGAGAACTTTTTTGTGGTGCAGAAGCATTATCTGCACCAGTATCTCCAGTTGCAGCATCATTGGCAGTTGCTTGTGCTTGTGCTGCCATCTGACCTGTTTGCGCTTGTGTATTATCTAATTGTGCTTGTTGCTGTTGCTGTTCTATATCTGAAGGATAGGTTATACCTTCTTTTCTTTCTCTGACAATTTCTTCTTCCATGTTCTGAATTGCCTTGTCATCCAAACGTAGAACATTTCTACGAATCCAATCCATAGAATAATATCTACCGGTATACGGATCTACTTGTTGCAACAAACTCAATCTTTCTCTAACCAATTCTGCTTCTTTCAACTCAGCAAAATTATTGTCTTTGATGTAATCGTAATAGATGTGTTCTTTAAAATCTTTCCATTCATCGTCAGTACAAATACCTTTAAGTACCAACTGAACACGCATTGCCTGATCAAAAATATCAGAAAACTTATTACGCATTCTATCGACAAACTTACTGAACTTTAATTCGTCACGGGTAATCTCTGATGCACGACCAAGACTAAAACCAGAACTTTCTGGATTCAAACGAGATACTGGAACACATAATGATTTATACAGTTTCTTTTCAAAGTATTTTACATCTTCTAACTCACCAAGATTTTGTCCACCTGGTAGTGTAGTGATCTCTGTACCTTTACCGCCTTCTCTACGTGGCAACCAAAAGTCTTCCATCATTGACAAGAACTTACGGTCATCACGAACTTCACCAGTGTTTGCATCATAGACAAGTTTGTTTTTATACTTGACCATAATGTCACGCAGATATTGTTCTGCTTTGAGTTTAGGTAAATTACCTACGTCAATATAAAAGATTCTACGTTCTGGAGCACGGGAGATACGATAGATAACAATCGCATCTTCAATCATACGCAACTGATTGAGAGGTTTAATTGCTTTATGAAGATATGACAGCACAACTGCTCTACGTGCGTCCATTAACCCTGATACAACGCTTATAATTGAATCCGTTGTAATACGAATACCTACGGGACCATAGTTACTTGATGATCCGGTAATAACTTTGTCATTGAAGATGTAGTATTCATTCACCACATCCATAACTTCAACGCCAGTTCTTTCGTCTTTTCTTTTCTTGATCTCACGAATCTTACGAAGTTTGCGTGGATCAATATATCGAAGTTCTTTAATACCGGCAGTTGGATTTTCTCTGTCGATAATAATATTATAAAATAATCTTCCATCAACATAATATCTGCGAAAAATGTCTTGACCCATATTGGTATAATTTAATAATTTTAAAACATTATCAAATTCTTTTCTAATGGATTCTTTAATTTTTTCTGGTTGCTTCAAATCATCCAAAATGATTTTGATTGATTTGCCATCATCATCTTGTACAATTGCTTCATTGACGATATCATCAATTGCAGATTCAATCTCTGGTTGCATTGCCATTTCTCTATAGCGAGAAATTAACTCAACTTCATTCTTTGCAGTTCCGTCTAGATCAACATATGTACCATAATATGCTGCTTGCGATATAGTTAATGCACCGTCATCATTTGCCGGAGGCGAAAACGATGGCTGCACTTCTTGTGCATCTTCTGTCTCTTTGCGAGATATTTGAAAGCCGAATAGTGATAGTGCCAATATGTGCTCCTAGTTCAATTCAAAAAAACATAAAAGAGAGAACCGAAGTTCTCTCTGTATATAATAAATTAATTAAGTGGTACTGCCACTTGTGTTGCAACGCCATCAGTTTGTGGTACTGATTCCCACCATTGATATGCAAACGTTACTGTGTATTCTTCAATAGAATCGTTTGATCCCCAATCTAAATCGATAGGAGCAACATCAACAGGAAACATACCAATAAAACTATATGCTTTAATTGGTACAGGATTTGTTGATGCTGTTTTTTTACCAAACTGTTTAACTAATCCATTAGCAGAATATGTAGTCTGATTAACTGCATTTCTTACATTTCCTGCGTGACTATTAATTGCATTCATCCATGTTTCCATGGCATTTCTGATTAAGAAATTTTCGTCATTGATAATTGTTACTGTCCAGTCTGCAAATGTTCTGTTTCCTGGAAATTTAATTTCACGACCAAAATAGTAAACTGGTGCAATTCCAATTGTCGATCCTGGTAATTGTGCAGATTTTACCATGAATCTAGAGGCAGACGCTGCGATACCATTTGGTGCTGCTGATGGGAAGCTCAGTTCTACTTCAAATAGATTTGGGCGAGCGCCGTCAAATTGCATTGAAGTTCTGAAATCTTGTACGTTAAAAGCCATTGTTTTTTCTCCTTAATATCGTTGAATTATTTATTAGAACTTACCAACGACTTCAGTAAAATCAACACCAGTTCTAACTGAAACAAAATTCAATTGGATGTAGTTGATTGAACGTGCTGGTTTAATGTAAATATCTCCAACAAACTGATTCGAGTCAATAACTTGTGATGTATTATTTGTTGCATCGCATACAACTCTAAAATCATAAATGCCACGACGACCTTGAACATCACGCAAAAATGGAGTAATAAGAGAAACAAACTGTGACCGAGTAAAGTCATCATTAAATTCAAACATCGATGATCTTGCTGCCCGAGCAATTGTTTTCTCTAGTACAATGAATAGTCTACGAACATTGATTCTATCAAAATTTGATGGTTTAGTTTGTAGTGTTTTGTCTCCAAACAGAACAGTCCCAGAACCAGCCAATGTAATAACTGGATTGACACCCAGTGAATATATTGCATCTCTATCTGTTTGTATTGGATTCCATGCTAATTTAACAGCATTTTTAATATTACCACGATTAATACCTGCAGGTGAGAACCAAGCATCACGCACATAATCTGTGTATACACATAGACCAGCAATATCACCGTTTAGTGGTACCCAACGGTATGTGTTATTGTATTTGTCAAACACATATTTCCAGCCTGAATCTGCGATTGCATATGAAGTCGAACGAGCAAGACTTGCTGTCCATGCTGTAATATCTGTTACTTCATTACCTGCATTATTGACAACTGATGCTGACGGTGGAGAAATTGTTGCAACGCAATCTTTACGAACAGTGACAATATTATCAATGATATATTGTTGAACTGGAACAGATGCATCGCCTGCCATAACTAAAGCAATATCAACTTCGTCTGAGTTTACAAATAAATCATATGCATTAGTAATATCGCCGTCTTGAACTTCTTTATCTGAACCGTTTACTAGATATCCTTGATATGCTGCAGCTAATGTTGCATATGAGGTACCTGCTAATGCATTTCCCCATGTTGCGTTTGTATTTGAATAATCTGGAGGATCAATAGCATAAACATACTTAGATTGATTAAACAATACATTTTTGTAATAATTTGAATTACCTAATGAATCTAATGCATTACTACCTTTTGAAACATATGCAAATTGTTCCAATATAGAACCTTGTGTGCCAGTAATTATACCACCTTCATCAATAACAATAATGTGCAATTCATCATTGGTTGCACCTGCTGCCGCTGCTTGTGCTGACGTTCCTGGTGCTGTTGAGAAATAACCTTTGAACTCCCATGTACTATAACTTGCCGAATCAGCAACTGAAACTGATAATGTATTTCCTAATGCCCCTTGATAACGAGCAATAAAGGAACCATATGTGTTTGCATTGTTTTGATGTAGGTACGTTACCTCAAACACATCTTCGTTTGGAACAGAAATTGAACCAGTTTCTGATGCATTAAGACTTGCTGTATTTGCTGCACGAACCACTTTAAGATTGTTGCCATATGACAAGAATCCTGAAGCAGTGAAAAACGATGTGTAAGTATTTCCGTTTGGTTTTCCAAAGCGATTTACGAGAGTGATTTCACTATCGACAGAAATTCTTTTGTTTACTGGGCCCCACTGGAATTGTCCAGCAACAGCACCGGCAGTAGTTAGAACCGAAGGAACAACCGTAGTTAGATCGACTTCCGATACATTTACGCCTGGAGACAATTGAAATGCCATTTTTTTCTCCTTAATTTATTATGATTATCATGGCTTTGATTAATACCATGAATCTATTTATAAAATACAGTCTTTATATGTTTCTTGCAATCTCTTTAAAATATCCCGAATATACTTCAGACCCACTAGTGGTTTCCCACACATCGCCGTCTTCCACAACAAAAGGTGAATCTAACCCATCACTTAATTCTCCAATTGGCAACATTTCATCGTCTACCTGATTATATTGTTCCAGTTGCAGTTGTTTTCGAACATCATGGTTTACTATATCTTTGAACAGTCTGTTGGTTGTTAACCAAGCAAATAGAACCAAAGTCATTACCATATCATCATTTGCATCCTCATCGGCCGCAAACGTAGTATTGTTTGCTACAAATGTAGTCAACTCTGATATGGTATCAAAATCGTTAATGAATAATTTGTCAGACTCAATTAATGTTTTAAGATTTGAACAACCAATTCTTTTTACCTGAGTAGACATTTTAACACCTAACTGAACACCTCTTGCAAATCCAGCAGATAGTTGTTGTGCTTTTTTGTTTCCTGTTTGAACTTTGAGTATATTTTCATACTCCATATCACTATGTAGAATATCTGCAATCTGAGGAGTGTTATTAATTTCTATTAACACATATGCATTATTATATAATCTTGCTGCATTATAAATTACGGTAGGAAATAATACAGGTGATATTGATGAACTCTTGTATTTAGCAACCTGTTTATATGGTGTTGTAGATACATCAAATATTGAAAAAGCAGATGCATCTAAACCACGACCTTCTGCAATATCAACAGTCATAACATA